AATTAATTAATGTGGTGCAAAGGGCTTCTAAAAGAATTCTAAACAAAGTCAGTTATTTTCAAACTGAGGGGGGACGGGTTGAAAAAGAATCCCCTAAATTATCTTTTCAGATTTCAGAAGTTAAAGATCAATACGTATCTTCGGAACATGGTGAACTTATCAAACCTCCTAAAATGTTAACTAAAACTGTTGCCCTGATTGCAGGGTTTATTGTCATTGCTCTAGCTCTATTTATGTGGGCTAGAACCAACTTTGTTGGTGGTGATCCTGAACTAGAACAACTGGCACAATTAGAACCTGAACCAGTCCAGTCATCTGGTCTAAATTTTCTGGGAAACAATCAAAAGCCAGAAAACCCAAAACCAGTCAAAACCGATCCAAGGGTAGAGGCTCTTGAATCCCGTCTTGATGAACTCAAAAAGAAAATGGAAGTTCCTGAAGATTGCTTCACATACAAGCATGGGAAACTCTGCCACAACCCCTCTGGGAAGGGCGAGGGCATGACTTTCGATGGTAAGTGGTACACCTATACCCCTAATCAAAAATATAAGGCGAGCGACGCGGCGGTTGTTCGTTAAACTTGTTCATATCTACAAGTTACCGTAATTCAATAAAAATCAACGAGTTGGAGTTGTTATGAAAAACAAGTTACAGATGTCTGACATAAGTCTTTGGAGTTATGAAGATTTTCTAAAAAATATCAGGGTTACTAGATACAAGGATGGTACAAACACTGTATGTGTTTATCCTCCTAGGCCTCCAACTAATGACAAAAAACAGCAAACCATAAACGATTCAGAAAGACAGGAGAAAAACGCAAGAATGAATAGGTACCGGAGAACCAAAGCAGTTCACTACTGCTGCCGCCAAATAGTTGCCGATCGGATGCTAACGCTAACGTTCAGGCAAAATATAACGGATTTAGCTGAGGCCGCTAAACTGTTCAAAACCTTTTGCGAAATAGCCAAGAGACAGGGGTTAATAAATAATTATATTGGTGTGTTCGAACAACAAAAACGCGGGGCATGGCATATGCATATTGCGCTTGGCGAATATGTTTCCGTCACTAAAACACGCGCAATCTGGCAAAAAATCTTGAAGAAAAGAAATTATGATGGTCAGGTTAATGTTGCAAGTTTTCGCGGTGGCTATAAAAAACGCACAAAATCAATCTCCGGATATCTCTGTAAATATTTAACTAAAGATAGTGATATCAATTACATACGTTCCAGAGATATGCCAAAACCAGAAGTCAAAACCTATGCGGTTTACATGAATCTTCACCTGCTAACAGATCTCATAAAACAATACCCAAACGTTGAAGTGCTTGAATTAGACCATGGTGTGTATTATTTTTATCTCGAAGCGGATGAACTCACGGTGTTTACTGAGAGGATCATTCCGAATTATCATTAACTAATGGATACAAAAAAATGCCAAAAGAATACATACTCGGAGTTCGCAAGGGTTCCTTTACTCCCGAAGGCGAAAGCCGAACGATTGAATACTGTAACGCACATCTCCTCGATGCCCCTAATCCGGAAGCTGATCCCCTGGGCGAGAGAGGACGATTCCCGTCCAAAGTCCGACTAGACCCTAATAGCTTTATGCGTTTTGATAAAGCCGGCGAATATAACGTCAATTACAATCGCTCTGGTAAATCTGTAATTTTAGAGATTAAGGCCTAAATGTTTTTAGAGTGTGGCGAGTCGGAAGTCTGCGAGATAATCTCGTGGGGTGTAGAAAATTCCCTTACTGTTATTTTCTTTTTCATGGTGGTTAACGCAGCATGTCGATTAGTCGCACGATCTTAATATTAATATTTCTATTACCTTCGGTAACGTTGGCGGAGTCTTTTTATTGTGCCGGTGTGGAACCAGAGGTAATTACTAACGCTAACAATCAGACTCGCGTTCGTTGCGAAGCGGAAGATGGTAGCTTCTTGGACTGGGTAGAAGATGATCCCACGGGAGCTACTATTTCGGTTGTTGGTGAGTTATTCTCTTGGCCTATTCCCGACCGTGTTTGGTTTAATGGAATACCGACAGTGACGCAAGATTTACAGGATTCTGGCGGCGGTGATTCGGCGGGAATGGATCAAGTAGAACTGGCTGAGTTTTTGGCCTTTGGTATGGTTGGTGTATCGGTGCTCCTAGGCTTCGCTTCACTCGTTCGTTTCTTTTAATGGAGATAAAATTATGGATTTTTCAGGAATCGCTATTGATATCACAACCTTGCAGCCTCTAGTTGCAACTGTGTTGACTGCTCTTGCTGCAATGTTCTTAGTGCGTAAGGCAATTGCCACAACTAACAAGTCGTAAGTTGTGAATGAGAAATAATAACCCCAACTCTATTATTTCTCCGCTTAGGGTAGCATCTGGTGGTGCTGCCCTTTTTTTAATGCTCATCACGAACTTAGCGTTAGCTGATGGAACCGCGCCTCATCTTCAAACATCTTCGCCAACTTCTCATATCTGTACAAACTTCGGCATCATTGGTAATCCAGCCACGGTAGTAGATCAAGGCAAACTGAATGCGGCGGTGGCCTCTTGTAATTTCCATTACAATGGCGGAATCCAAACTTGTCAGGATTTAAGTTTTGGCGGTTCGAGAATCTGTAAAGTTGGTAACGAATCAAAACAACTGCGCGTCTGTCGTTATGATAACGGGGTTTGGTCGTTCCCTGAAGATTCGCCAACTGGTCAATGCCCTCAACATTTGGTGGAATGTCCTGCGGCCGGTACTCCTGCCGGTTCTTGGTCACTGTCTCCCGATCAAGTGCCAACTTACGTTAACTCGTGTTCGTCTGGTTGTGAAATAAACATGACCCAATATGCCACGTTCAATGATCCTGACGGCGGTGATAATTTCTCTAATGATTCATATCCAAGTCAATGGAATTATTCTGGAGCACCGGCAAATGTAGGTATAGGAACATTCGTTCATACTGGCGTTTCATGTGAAACCAACATAATTCCCCCAGGGCAAAATAATTCAACGACTTCATTGTCTGGTGTAGATGTTGAACAAGATCCAAATGATCCGGACTGCGTTGTGGTTTCCGGTGAAACAATCTGCCCGTTAGATTTTCCAACCGATGACCAATGCACGCAAACGGGCTCCGGTGAAACGGTTTGTAGTGATAACGCATCATTACCAGAGGTTCCTGATAACGGTGTCGATCCAACTATAGAAGCGGCGCCCGACCTTACGGTGACTAATAACACCACTAACTCAACCACGAATATTTACAACAATTCGACTACGAACAATTCCACGACGAACCAAGCGGGAGACCCAAACAATGACTCGAATAGTAATGACGGTAATAGCGACAATGACTCGGGAACTGACGAGGTGGACAACTCGGCGATTGCTCAGGAACTCGCGGACATCCAAGCAACGCTTGAAGAAATAAAAAGTCAGGGCGAAGTTGATGAATCATTAACCCAAATAGGCTCGTATGATATTGATGATCTAACGCAAGAAATTGCCAGCGATGCAATCAAAGAAACACTAGGTACATCAGACGAACCGACTTTGGAGGAAAGGGAGTCCCAAATACAAAATGCGGTTAATAACTTAATTGGCTCTGATGGTGGTGGCGGGTCTTGTGATCTGTCGACCTCTTTTAGTGCTGGTGGTATGGCTGCAACTATGAACTTTCCCTTTTGTGATTATGAGTGGCTATTTGTAATGCTTGGGAATATGGTCTACGCGCTAGGGATTCTCGGTGCATGGATCGGGGTTACGAGGTCGACTTAATGAGGGATAAACTATGCCAGTTCCAGCAATAGCAGGTCTGTTAGCTTGGCTTTCCGGTTCGGCGGTTGCTAAGTGGATCGGTACCAAAGCACTATTTTTTTTCCTGTTTACGGTCGTTCTCCCATTGGTTCTCGTTAACGTTGCCGGTTTCCTAGGTGGTCTCTATCTTGATCGGATCACGGATTCTATGAACGCTACTGACTCTGTATCGTTGGCAACTAGTCCCTTAACTATTTGGCTAGTCACAAAGTTACGAATAGTTGAAACGATCACAACTGTTTTGACGATAGGTTTGACCTCTCGTTTGATAAGGACTGTTGGCTAGTACAAAACAATTTAGAAAATCTCGATAAACAACCACGAGTAAAACTTTCAACATGCTAAACCGATCTTTCCAACCACCGACACAGGGCAACAATGAACTGAGCGTAGCGACCCTGTTACCTTGGCGATTAGAGTGTTATTTCTTCAACCTTCTCCCGTTTTGATCTATGTATCAAATCTCAACCGGTGCCGCCAAGTCTGGCAAATCTGCCCTGCTCGTTCACATGGCTCAAAAGTTAAAAGAACAGCATCCAGAGCTTTTAGTCATTTCCAATATTGTTGGTCACAATGTAGATATAAATTATTCTGATTGGGATGCTGACTTGGTTATTTCTGAATTTGGATACAATGAATATGAAATGGTTACCCTGGGCAAAACTCCATTCGTTGAAGTTAATAACAAGTTTCCTGTTCTTCTAATAATTGATGAAGCTCAGAGATTTTTTAATAACACTTTTATGCGTCGATACCCTCCTTACATTATGAACAAACTTGCAGAATCAAAAGGTGAAGATTTCGCTCATCGTTTCGCTATGGGTATTCCCCACGAGTCCTATTTCTTTTTTGAATATCACGCTCATTTAAATTACACAATATTAATTGCTACTCATAACGTTCGCACTTTGCCTCAACGTCTAGTCGCTCCTGCTG